GTGATCAAGTCCCAATTTATATCTGTTGTAACCATTACTTTGCCGCCATTGTGAATTGTTCGTATTTATCACACGCCTCTGCCTCTTGCTTATTGGTAAGCTTGCATGTGAACCCACCCTGATCGTCAGGGCGAGAGTGTTTGCAGAATTGACATGCTGGCGAGAGAGGAGGATTTTCCCAACACGCCGTTCTTTTAAAGCACATCTTACACCGCCAATCTTCGGGGTAAGAACTCACTCGCCAAGCATGTCCATCAAGCGCAGCTTGAATATTACTATAGATTTCGTCCCATTCTAATTGGTCGAAGTGGACTATTTCCGCGTGATATTTAGAGTTATCTTTACAGTAAGAAATAAAAAAGCTGCGCTCAATTCCGAACATTGCCATCATCATCATCATTTGTGAGTAGTATTTTTTATGTGAAGCTTTCACACCATACGTCACAAACTTGTTGTAGTTGGCCGCGTTCATAGATTTGATTTCAAGAATTAGTTGTTCAGACCCATCCTCGAAATCTACTAGCCCGTCACTATGACAGACCACATGACCGCCCAACCAAGAGCGTTCATGCTGTCTTCCTGTCACCCCATCGTTTGGATACACCCGAAGGTCAGCCATGCGTTGAAGGTCACGAACAACCTGATCCTCAAGCCTATGCCCTTCGCGGAAGATACGCATCAACTGCGGCGGCACCATATCGTTAGGAAACCCTCGTAAGGATAACTGCAATCTCGCAACGCAGTCGTGTCCAGACGAGGCACCTATGTAGCACCGCGAAGTTTCATTGCGCTCTTCTGCCTGTTTGTGAAAGCCAGCATCTATAGCTTCGACAACGGCACGGGCTTGGGGATCAAATGGGTGAGACATTAGAATGGAATTTCATCATCCAGATCGGCGGGTGGGGCTTGGTTAAAGTCTTCTGCGCCAGCGTCTAGCGATGCAATCTTAGACTTATTAACTCGTCCGACCCTCAAGTTACCTGTGTTCTTGTCAGGCCAGATTTCAATCTCGCAAGCCTTGCCAGCAAACCAATCAACCTCTGGCGGGTTCGATCCTGTCCACCCAAGAACATCCAAGACACCTTTTAGTTCTTGAAGGCCATACATTGTGTTTTGTTCTGACTGAGGGTTGTTTACCATGATCCAATGCTTGCGAGAACCATTGTCATTTTTGTAGTTGATTTCGATTTGATCACCACCCTTTGAAGTTTTCTTGATTGCTGCACTCTCAATCATTACTTCATGTGTGCCACGATCAAGTAGGCTGCTTCCCGATGGTCGTTCACTGGTTTTAACTTTCGACAGATCGACATTTAAATACGCGCTCATTGTGCTACTCCTACACGTTTAGTTTTTTCAAATTGTTCTTTGGTCATCATCATGCGCTTGACCAACTCAGGCACATCTGTGCCATCCTCGACGGGGCGAATGCGCCCATGTGGATCGCGGTTCTTACCGTGCCATCCGTGGACTTGATCGCACAGCATGTATCTGCGCAGGGCCATCTTATCCTTGCCGCCTTGCACCTTTTGCGTTTCGGTCTTGGCAACCAACGCGCACACCAGATCGAAGTCACCAATGTATTTCTTTTGCTTAGACTTCTGGTGGAGCATGGGCCAGAAATGGGTCTTACCATTATCGTCTTGTTCTTCGGCGGCGAGTGCAGTGACGATTGTATGGATTGGCAAGTCGCGCAGATCACCGATCAGTGGATCAATTTTCTGGCTGTAAATCTGGTAAGGTTTGAAGTTGTTGTTCTTGTCAGGATTTTCGGCGTGTGCCTCAAGAAAGGCACGGCGTGACAACTCAGTTATACTGTCCACCGCCAACCATTTGTAACCAGCCTGTTGAAAGTCTGGGCTACGAATAAAGCTCATTATCTCTTTGAAGGAATAACCGTCAGGGTATTGAGCTTTATCTACGGTGTGATCAAACGAATAGAACGGAATGAAGTCTATGTCCTTATCGCTGATTGAGGACAGACCCCCTTCGCCCGATATGATCAGACCCTTACCAAACGTGTCAGCAAACTTACCAATCGCGGTGGTTTTGCCAGCCCCACCGTGGCCGTATAGAAGGATGTTAAGGTTGAGCGCAGTAACATCGCTCGTCTTAAAAGGTTTAATTTTCATGTTTTGAGAACCTTCACTGTGACTGTGCCGCGTTTGATCGTGAGAGCTTCACGAAGTTTATCCTTCACCAATTCGTCTGCGGCATCATAAAGACGTTTGTTGACGGTGAAGTTTTGGGAAACACATTCGGGCAAGGGTTGTTCATCGAACAGCTTTGCAAGCACAGCCTTGTCCCAATCAAATTTTTCTGGGGTGTTGATCTTGAGGCGACCACTATCTGCGAAAGGTATTTCAACCTCGCCATATTCTTCTGGAAGTTCAGAAAGAATTTGATGCTTTAGGTAGTCAAGCTTTTCCTTGACCTGATCTAACTCGTTAGCCGCCGTTCTGTATTGCTCACAGTATTCGGAAAGACGTTCATCGCGTGTTGATGTCGGGAGCGTAATATCACCAAAGATCATTTCGTCATTCATAAAGATTAACCATTGCGTAAGTTGTGTTCGTCGTGTTAGTAACACAACCGTTACACCTGAGCAAGAGAGAAAATATGCACTTCAATATTCAACGATTAGTTGACGATCTGGGGGGAGCCACCGCCGTTGCCAAGCAAGTCGGCATTGGTCGTACTGTCCCTTATGGTTGGGTGCGCCGATCTTTCATAAGTTCACATCACCTTTCACTCATTAAAGAAGCCAACCCACTGTTGGATATTAACTGTTACTTTGAACATGAGGACGCGCATGACACAGACAACCTTGGATGCAGCACTTGAATACTTAGATCGCGGCTGGTCAGTCATACCGATTAAAAATGGAACGAAGGTTCCACCGTTTAGTTGGAAAGAATTTCAGTATAGGCTCCCCACCGAAGACGAGATTTACAAGTGGTTCGATGGAACCGATCACGACATAGCTGTAGTATGCGGATCAGTTAGCAACCTCGTCGTACTTGATACGGACGATCAACAAGCTACTGACCATGCGAAGGCTATGGGATGGGATAGAACGCCGTACCAAGTGAAAACTTCCAAGGGTTATCACTTCTACTTTTCATCGGACGAAAAGATACAGAAGGGCAAGGTCAAAGATAAGACTGACCTTCAAGCCGAAGGTGCTTATGTAGTCGCCCCGCCTTCGGCAAACAAATCACTTGCCTTACAAGTTGGGTGCGATCCATACGATCTTCCTAAGTACAACGGGCCGAGGGTTGGCTTTGAGGATAACGTCATTCCTTTCACGCCCACCCCGTATGATCAGATCAACCTGGACCTAATTAAATCCAAATTAAACGCATGGGAAGAGGCAGAAATATTTGTCGAGAGGGAAGGCCGCAAGCTACAGGCTGGGGATAGCTGTCACAATCGTATTGTCAGTTGGGTCGGCCACTTAATATCTTTGAGCCTTGACCACCAAACCGTCTATGACAGAACCCTTGAGTTCTGTGAACAATTTATGGATGACCCCTTCGATGACAAGAAAATCCTTGAGACTATCAAGGGTTTGCTTCGTAAGGAAAAGGTAGAGGAACACTTCGATCCCAAGCCAAAGCCCGAACCAATTAGGTTTGACCCGATCACAACGTCAAGCATTGATGTACTCGCTCAAACTATTGGTGAACAACGCTTCTTTGTTGACCCAATCATTCCATCTAATGATGCGTCATTGACTATGATCTTTGGGTACTCTGGGCATGGTAAGTCGATGTTCACGCGAAACATGTTGTATGCAGCCTGTGTCGGCAAGATGAACTATGGGCCATTCATCTTATCTGATAAGCCGCGTGTTCTTTATCTTGACCTAGAGAATGGCAAGCGGAACATATTGAGGTTCTTGAAGCAAGCCAAGGCGACCTATGGCGATGCGGGTGACAGGTTTATGATGTTCGCTGGTTTCCAACACGGCGATATGAACCTCAAGACAGACGAGGGTGTTGCAAGTTTACAGTCTTGGATCAATGCCACTCGCCCCAACATCGTTTGCATTGACACAGTTCGCACGGCCTTTGTTGGTATGCAAGAGAACGAAGGCAAGGAGTGGTCAGGTATTAACCAGTTGATCCTTGCGCTGCGCAACGCTGGCATATCGGTGGTCCTAGTACACCACGCCAACAAGCCGCAAGGGGACGGGGCAAGTGGATCATACGCTGGCTCAACCAACGCACTCACCAACCTAGAGTTTGGCATCAAGGTCACACAAATCTTTGACGATCAGGACATGGCTAGAACCAAGGCTGGGCTGTATGCTGGTGATATAGAAAGCCCCATGCTCCACAAGCTTTACCACCCTGCGGCACTCAAGAAGGGTGAACACATGGCAGTCAAGCTTGAAGTTCGTTTTGTTAAGAACCGTGAGGCAGACGAGAGTTTAGAAGACTTGAGCTACGTTGCTTATGCCACTGACTATGACCGTGACACATTCAGATGCGTGTCAACTACAACCTCTAAACAGAAGGCTCTTGTATGGTGTCGGCCACACAGGGATAGCAGCGGTACAGTTGTTCCACCCCTGTCTAATGATGACATCGCCAGAAAATTAAACATACATAGTAGTGTAATTGAGGATTGGGTTCGTCCATTAACTTCCAATAATGTCCCAAATAAAATAGCTAATCTGCAAAAAAGTTGAGAGGTAGGAAGTTAAACTCGCGTTCCTTCTTGTCGAACTGCGCGGCTCCTAAAGAGCCGCTCGTTATCTCCGACAACTCGTCAGCGAGTTTACACCTGTTCGCTAAAAAGTCAATACTGGTTGTGTAAAAAGTTGTGTAGTGTTATATCCGTTACAAAGTTCTTTTGGAGTTGGGTATGTCATCACGTTCCCCCATCACTCCCGAAGTTGAGCAGTATTTAAAACTTAACCATAAACTTTACACTCATAAAGAACTTGCTCAACACATCGGGTGCTGCGTCGAGACTGTTCGCCGTGCGCTAATGCGGCTCGAACTAGAAATTATTTACGGTGCCAAGTACCAACGCAGACAGCCACCTAAAAAGTGGAAACGTCCTTGCATCATTTGCGGCTGCACGAAACAGCGTCCTAAGTCTCAGTACAAATGCACCGCCTGTCACGACAGAGAGCGCGACCAGAACAAGCATTTCAGTCACTCGCGTACATCGACGATCACCTTACCCAAATTGAGAGAGCTTAAATTATGTCGAGACAAAAACGAAAAGGCGATGGCTATGAACGTGAACTTGCTCACTGGCTAAACGAGAACGTCTACAAAGAAGAGAGGTGTGAACGCGCACCTTTATCTGGTGGTGGTTCGGTAAACATGGCAGCGGGTGGTGCAGACTTACTTGGAACGCCAGGAATATTTGTCGAAGCGAAGCGAGTAGAAAAGTTACCTTGGCGTGACGCGCTTGCGCAAGCTGAACGCAACTCTGCCCATCGCAAAACAGACCAAACTCCCTTGGTAATTACTCGCCGCAATCGTGAAGCAACTGAGGACAGTGTATGCTTCCTCAGATTAAAAGAGTTTGCGAAGTATTATGAGGCGTATCTTAGAGAGCAAATGAAACTCTAGGACGACAAAGCCTATATAAATATATAAGTTAAAGACACCTTAAAACTAAACATCATCCTAAACTTAACTAACTGTGTGGGGGTGGTGTATGGCTATCGTTGAAGTGATCGCGCTTGCTGGTGCTGTTACAAAAATTAGTAGTAGTATTTCGTCTGCTGTCAAAGCAGGGAAAGATGTGCATTCATTGTTGCCAGCTTTCGGTAAGTTGGCACAGGTTGAGGCGCAAATAAATCTCGCGGAATCTGGCAAGCATAAAGGTTTTCTTGGTAGGCTCACGTCTACTGAGGCAGACGCATTCGAGATCGCGTCTGCAAAAATGGCTCACAAGCAAGCTCAATCAGATTTGAAGTCTGTGTGCCAGTTGTACGGGCCACCTGGAATGTGGGACTTGGTGGTGCAAGAGCAAGCCGCTGCCCGTGTTCGCAAGCGCAAGGCACTAGAGGAAGAGGCTAAGAAGCGTGACAAGTTCTTCTTTATAATGTCTGTAATCCTCGGCGGTACAGTATTCATCATCGGTTCTGGGTTCATGTTCTACGGGGCAAGTCTTCTAGCGAACTAAATGGCGCGGCTCCGCTTGAGGCTACGCCGTTATATTTTTTTTGTTATGGGACGACACGCCACATGAGCGGATGTTATTTGTTGAATAGCCAACAAAGGAATACTTTATGGGACTTGAACACATAATAACTGTGTTGATTGCCCTCGCTGGATCGGCGGGTTTTTGGTCCTTCATTACTATGAAGGAAAAGAATAAGCGCGAAGTCCAGACGGAGTATCAGAATACATTGAAAGATCAGGTAGACAGGTTGGCAGAGAAGTTGGATGTCTACACGAAAGACAAAGAAGAACTCTTGAAAGAGATTGGTAAGCTGCGTTCCGAGTTGGCAAGGGCGCAGACCACTATCCAGCACTTGGAGAACTTACTTCGGACTAGGTGAATGGCGAGAACTGACCAGATACAAATTGGTCGGCGTGGTGAATTTTTAGCAGCTTACATACTTGAAACTTATGGGATCACGACAACCCACGTTGATCTGCAATACGACGATCTATGGTGCCGCACCCACAAAGGCGAACTGTTTAGGGTGCAAGTGAAGTCCACACTGAAGCCCATCAACTACACAACCAACCTCGAAAAGAAACGCTACCAGTTTTGGCTGGGGGACACTGCGCCGTATCAAGGCGTCTATGTCTGCGTAGCCCTCGACAGAGAACTTTGCCTTGCGTTTAGGGACGACAGGGCGGTCAAGACTTTTAAACTGAGGGACAGTTGTTTCACAGAACAGAAACAAACTGACAGCATTCGAGAGGCGTTTTCACTATGACTGTAAAACATGATGGCATCATTGTTCACTGCGCGGCTACCCAACCACAATGGATGGAAAAAAACTCAGCCGTTGATCAGATGAAAGAGATCGACAAGTGGCACCGTGACCGTGGGTTCCGCATGATAGGATACCATTACTACATCGCTCGTAGTGGAGAGGTGGTTGTTGGTCGGCAGCTTGGCACAACGGGCGCACACGCGAAGGGCCACAACCAGACCATAGGTATCTGCCTAGCGGGTGGGTTCGGATCAGACGCCGACGATCTAGCAACAGATCACTTCACCGCCGTTCAAC